CCCCCTCTCCATTACTTCTTTTTAAACTTAGGGTCAATCATCGGCGTAGGCTTGCATTTCGCAAACATACTTTCCTGACCTGGTTTCTTCGCGTTATTTGGCATAGTGCGGCCTTTAACGGGAGGATTCATTGATTTCTTATCCATAAAAAGAACCTTTCGTTTGTGTTTAGGTTAAGTCTGCAATAACGCCAGAGGAACGCTCGTTACTGGCTTGCAAAGTATACTCTGCAAGAACAATAAAACGCTCACTGTCTCCAATTTTTGCCAAAGGAGCGTCTTGCAATTCCCGCAAAAACGGAACTTCCCACATGTCGTTATCCAAAATGTGAACCGTCCGCGCACGAGAAAACGCATTCAAAACAACCTTCACTTCACCAAAAGAGGTTGCAATGATCTCAAGAGCCGCTGTTAAACGCCCGTCCGATGTGTCTTGACGCTTAACTGTTGCATACCAGTCAAAGGTTTCAAACACCAACTTTTGAGCAGGCCCCATCATAACCGTTTTGGTACCAGGTCCAGCATTGGTAAAAATGGATTGCTGAACGGTCTCAAACAAAGTTCTTGTAAAAGCACGCTGTGTTCCATCTGTTGCTGCCGCCGACGATGTTCCGTTGGCACCAGAAGCACCACGAGACACATTGGTAGAATACCAACCTTCCAAAGGACGAAGTTGTCTTGCCGTGTTGGTTGCACCCGTTGCAGGAGCCTGATTTTGCGTTAAAATAAACTCCATGTCGCGCATAAGGTTTTGATACGCATATGCAACCTGCTTAGCATACTCACTTTTGTTCCCCGCCTTGTTGACACTTTCTTGTGTTCCAGAAACACCTGCCGTCAAAGTAGAGATTTGTGTGTTGTTTGTTGGACGCACAGTAACTGTGTTTTGCAACGTCGCAGCATCATCACCATCAATTCTTGCGTTGGCCGCAGGGGCTCGCAAGGTTACAGTTTGCCACTGATGGGTTACCCCCGTTGTGGTTGTCCGTTTGCAAATCTCCGTCAAAAACGGACACTGCATCATGGATACGTTATAGATAGCGTCAATAAACGCTTCTCGGTTGGACGTTGCACCCGTGTAGGTGTCAACAGCATTTGTAGGTAAAGCCATAAGATTGTCTTTCTTTTAAAAGGTTAATTTTATTTTAGGGTTCTCCACAATGCCGCTACATTGTCGATCTTTTCTGATTGGCTGGACGCATTTCGTATATTAGCCCGCAACGTGCGAATGTTGGATTGCTTAATATCGCTGTCCGTAACCGTCACCTTGCCAACAGAACGCTTTATCACCTTAGGTGCCTCTTTCACAGGTTTCAAAACCTCCGAGGATTTCATTTTCATGTCATTGTATGCCATTGCATCCTTAGCCATCACAAAAAACCGAGCATCCATTATCTCTGCCACAATGTTTTGAGGAACATCATAAGTTTTGGATACAAACTCAGCAACCTTTTGTAAACCATTATCTTTCAACAAATCAGGTGCGCGTTTTTCTAAAATTTTATGTTGCTCTCTGAAAAAAGCCTCGTTGTATTGATTCGACTCTTGCTGCTTTTCCTCTCGGATTTTACGCAACGCTTCGCCCCGTGCCTTGGCTTGGTCCTCAATGGATTGCTTTTGATATTGCAACTTGGCAACCTCTGTCCAATCTTCTTCCGCTGCCGCCTGCTGAATTAACGCATTGATTTGTGAAAGGCTCGCACCAACATCTGAATTATCAGAAAGGATTTTCTCCATTACATCCAGCTTTTCAATCAGCTGCTGCTTCATGTCCAAAACATCCTGTGGCAACCCAACATCCTTAGGCTGCTGCTTCTCCGAATAAGAAGCCACCAATTCAGACAATGGCACCTTCTTCGTTTCTTCGCCAACCTGAAACTCTATCAAATCATCAGGACTAGAATCCTTAACAACAACCTCTTCAGCGGTTTCAGAAGATTCTACGACCGGCTCTTGCTCTTTGTTTTCTTCCGCAGAAACATTCTCCTCTGCAGGCTCAATAACCTTTTCTGGCTCGACGGGCGCAACATCAGCACCTTTCATTTTTTCGTATGCTTCAATAGCGGATTCAATAGACATAATGTTATCCCTTGCTTAAATTGTGTTTATTAATAATTCCCTGAAGAATCAAGTTAATTGATTCAAGGCCTTTGATTCTTGCATAAAAAGATTCTCTAAGGACGGTTTCATCAGGTTTTGATAACATCATCTGATCCACAAGAGACATCCGCGCATCCGTAAGGATAGACTTAAACACAGGGCAATCTAACAACTCCCTTGCCTTCATAGCCTTATCTGACAGTGCAACGTAATCCATACAATCCGTTTCTAAAGTATAACTCTCATAGCACTTAGTAGTGCCATTGTTTCTTTTTGTTCTATTTCCAAATAAATGTCAATAATTTCCATATCTTCTTTTAAAATAGCTTTAAGGGCCATCAAAGCATCCTGTAATTCCTTTTGCTTCTTCCTTTCTTGGGCCTCAAGAATTTGCTGCGTTTTTAATGCTCTTTCTAACCGTTTAATTTCTAAATCTAAAACTTTAAACTTTTCAATGTTTTGAGAATAATCAATAAGTTTTCTGACAACCCTTTTAACTTTTGGCTGCTCAAAAGCAATGATTTTTTGTCCAATGCTTTGTAACTCTTGATCTTCTATTTTGCGAAGATTAAACTTAAGAACCTCTTTTTCTTTTTCCCATCGTCTTTTTCTTCTGATCTCCAATGTGCCGCCACCAATAGAAGGCACGCTTGGTGATGTAATGGCCGGTGTCCAGTAGTTTCCTGCCCAGTATGTTTTTGCCCAATACTGATTTGACCACATTTTAAAAGGCTACTCTGTTTCAATGCGCGTAACGCGACCATTTTCACGGACAATGCGCTTTGGCTTCTGTATCATAGATAAAGCACTCTGTGTGTTTTGCGTACTTGCAGTCGAAAACTCCTTAATAGCATCCCCAATCTTTGAAATAGCCTCACTCACAGATGCCATCTGCTTTTCCATATTGCTTTCTTTTTCAGAATCATCACTTTTTTCTTCCTCTTGCTCTGGCGGCTCAGCCATCATCAATGCACGATTTGATTCTTCCTGCGCAACCTGTCTGCCCTGTTCCATCAGTAACTTGGCTTTCTCAAGTTCCAGTTTCTGAAGAGAGATTTGCGTTTTCATGACTTCAACCTGTAACGATCCTGCCTTATAAGCCGCATCCGCCGCCACTCTTCCCTCTTCAATGTCCATCGCCTTATCCATAGGCTCAGGCGGCGGTGGCGCAGGCTGAAACTCATCAGGATTTGCAAAATACTTTTCTACATCACCCAAACCAGACAACGTCACCAACTCCGACATCGTCCTGTACAAATGCTGAGGCGTTAACAGAGGATTGTTCATCAAACCCTGCGCCGCTATGTTCTGCTGCAACGCTAAAACACCCTGCAATGCCAAAACCTTCGCCTCTTTGTCCGTCCGACCTGTGCCCACCGTAATGTCAAAAGACTTCCGCTTTCTCCATTCCCTAGGATCAACCTCGTAATACTTACCCGAATCACGCAAGATCATAGAATCTTTAGCATACTTCCTAAGCAACTCATGCGTCTTTAAATACAAAGACTTAATGCCAGTCTCAGCAAAGATACGCACAATGTTCTTTAACTTCTTTTGAGACGCATTCAAAATACTTGCACCCACAAACTGCGTACTCTCAGATAACGCTGCTGGATCCAATCCTTGTGTCACCTTCGATATACCCGTGCGACGCTCCGCTAACTCGTCCAACAGCCCCAATATAGGTATGTTCTTGTCCGCCACATACTCCACGTTCAACGGCAATATGCCATCCGTATTTGCCGCTGGAATCACACCCCCAGGATCAGCATCCGCCAGCATCTTTGTATCCAATCCCGTCGTATCAGGGACAATTGTCACAGGCGCATTGTGCTGCATCATGTTGTTCAACGTACCACGCAACAACGTACTCTTATACCGCTGAATATCCCCAATCTCGTCATACTTGGAAATACCCCAAAACCTGTGAGGCACAATGTTCGGTGACAATGCACAGTAAGGAATCGAATCCGTTTCCTCACATTCCAACACCACAGTCACACCATTCCCAGTTTGTCCATAACCAAATGTTCCACCAACAATGGCACGATATAACCGCATATCCCCATTGTTCTTAACATCTGCACGAAAGTATGTCTCCATAATCTCAACGCGATCCGTAAACGTGCTTTTATCGCCTGCACCAACATTCTGAAACGAATTTAAACGATCAGAATCTCTCGCCCGTTCTTCCTCAGAATTAAACAAAATTGTTGTCTTAGGAACACGCTCAATCTTCTCTAAACTATAACCAGCCGCCACCAAATCAGAGCGACGCGCAAACACACGTTCAGCTACAAACATAACATCATCAAGATTTAAACTCGAATGCGTCTTATCCACGTAAAAGTTTTCAGGTTGTATGCACTCAATGCGAACCTGAGACACATCACTCTTTCTGACACAATCCACATCAAACCGCGCCATCATCACCATCTCAGGCGGCATGATCTGAATTTCATCCATAGATAACTCTTGCTCACCAAGAAACGCCGTGACCGCCTTAACCTCTACGTCTTTATCATTCATCAAGGAGGTAAACGCCTGAAACGATTGCATCTTGTACGTTTCGCGCTCTTTGTTTACGACATCGTCCCAGTAAACTTTGACAATCCCATTCTTTTGAATCAAAGCATCCTTCAACCACGTATAGAACAACAAGAACCCATTGTTCTGCTCTTCAATAATGGTTTTCACCATTTTCGTTTCTTGCTCCGCCGCCTGTATATCGTTCATGTTCTCAGCCACAAACGATCCAATGGGTGACGTGCTAAAGTATATATCCATACATTCTGCTAACGTCCATTCAACCGCATCAAAAACATCAGAGGATACAAACTCACTCCATCCCTCTTTCTCACCGCCAAATAAATCACGGTTATAATACTTAAGGCCTAACGTCCTCTCTCTAGTCAAGTCGGTGTTATATTGCCCAATGTCACCCCAATAGGACTGCACAATACCAATCACATCATCATCTTTTAACTTAGCCATTAAACCATCATCCTCCTACTAGGGGCTGCATATTGCATCCGACGTGATGCCACTTTTCCAAAGCCTTCACATGCATATCGAAGCGCATCAATACCATGGTCTTCTTGGTGTTTTGCTATATCAGGCAATACCTTGCCACTATCCTTATCCGTTGCATAACTATAAAAAGCAAGCTCTTTAGCTATCTCAGGACATCTTGGATGAACAACAATGTTGTAACCTTTAAGGAAATTGATTCCTTCCTCAACACTGTTCGCTCCTTTCAAACTAGGCATCATCTTAGGGTATCCGTGATTCCTCATGTGACTTATTGTCTCAGGCCTTGAACAATCCGCAACAATCACATATCGCTGACTATCAGGTATGCTAAGAAACATTCTTGGCAAGTCTATTGTATCACAATGACTTAAATACAACTCTTGATCTATATATAAAGTCCGTTCTTTCAGGTAACAGCGGATCAGGACCGTGGGATCGGTGCTAAACCCCCAATCACAACCAAACTGAAACACAGCATCCGGATCCGTTTCAAAAGATTGTATGGTCCAATCCTTAAAGACTCTTGTCTCACTTAGCTCAATGTATCCGCCCAACCATACATGTCGGTACTTGTCCACGCTTCGTGATCTGTCGTATTCCATTTCATCCCGCAAAACCTGTGGAAACCATGGGTTATCCATATAATTAACCTGCACCACAATGGAATCAGGCGGAGGATTCTCACACCTTAACAATGCATCCACGGCATCCGTTTTAAAGTTTGGATTCCACGTAAACCACAACTCTGATCCTGGTTTTCGGATTGTTGGCCGCAACAACTCTAAACTTCGATGGGATAACGATTGCGCCTCTTCCACCCATGCACGATCAAACCCAGCCAAAGATTTTATATTCTCAGCCGTCTGGCTTTGCATCCCCTGAAAGACAATCTCGCCTTTGCCATATTTATTTTTAATCACATTATGTTGAATAATAAAATGATCAGCAATGCCCATTTCCTCTATCTTAATTTCAAGGTCACGCTTAACCGATCTGTCCAACGATTGTTGGATCTCCCTAACGCAAACGCTGCACGTGTCTGGATTCATAAGATGTTCTTCCAGCAGCATCTCCCCAAAGAAGTGTGATTTACCACTTCCCCTGCCACCATGCGCCCCCTTGTAACGCGCTGGCTTTAGCAACGGCAATGCCCACTTAGGCGTATCAATCTTCAGAGTCGTCATTTACAACGATTCTTTCTATTTTCTGAAGCAAAATAGGGTTGCCATTCTGCCCACCGATATTGATCTTTGTGGCCTCATTATAGCCATACATCGCGTTTAGCTCTTTTAAAGCCCCTGTCATGCCTTGTGAGTGTTTTTGGCACCTAGCTATATCGGCTGCCTCTAACAGTGCCTCTACGGCCATCTGGCGAGTCCACACAACGCCTTGCTCGGCTCTTGCCTTGAGGTCAGCTATCATAGCAGCAACATTATCTTTACGTGCTTCATGATAAGCACGCACGCGCTGCGTGTTTTTATTGTCGGTTGTTGTATTGTAAGCATCACGGTAAGCCTCAACCTGAGGCATTCCGCTGGCTATGTTTCTAGCAAGCTTCATCTGTTTTGGTGTCAAAGGCTTTTTATCGACTTTTGGCCTTCCTACTTTCTTCGGCTTTTTATCATCTTTATCCATAAAATCCTCCTTTTTGTATACGTATGACAACAAAACCCCACAAAATCAAGCCCTTTCTTTTTTCCTATTTTTTTTGCATTTTCTTGTTGACAGGCTGCAATAATTGCAGTATAGTATCTTTAATAACAACAACACAAGCGTTCAACACCTAAAAAGAAAGCCAAGCCATGAAATATATCACAGAAATCACTCGCACAATCGAAACATTTGTGACGTTTACAAGTACCGACGTTATGAGCGGAAACACTATAGGATCGTATCAAGTACCGTACACGGTAAGCGCTGGTAAGCGTCAGCACAAAACAAAAGAAAAAGCATTGAACCACGTTAATTTAATCAATGCAGAATACGGAGAAGGAACGGCCATTTACTTAGGAAAAGCAGCTTAACAACAACACAAGCGTTCAACACCAACAAAGGAACCCAAAACCATGACAAACGAAACACAAACCCAAAAGCCTAGCATCGCAGAGCTTTATGGGCACATAAACGCCTTCAAAACGCCCTTTGGTTTACAGATTCTTTCTGACATTCAAGAAACACCCGAAAGATTTTGGGCTTATGGCTATATTTATGAAGAAAGCCCCGAAACATTCCAAAACCGTTGTTTTCGGCCTTGTGGCAAACGAAAAAAAAACGTT